CGGTTGGAGTGGCAACGCCGCCGCATCCGGTTGGAGGGGCAACGCCGCCGCATCGGGTGAGAGGGGCAACGCCGCCGCATCCGGTTGGAGGGGCAACGCCGCCGCATCCGGTAATCTGGGCAACGCCGCCGCATCGGGTGATAGTGGCACGGCTGTCGTAACCGGCTTCGCTGGGAGAGCGACCGCATTGGGCGAACAGTGCCTTGCTGTGGCATGGGGCGAAGATAGCCTTGCAAGAGGCACTGTGGGCAACTGGATTGTCGTTTCTGAGCGTGACGATGATGGCAACATCATTGATGTCAAAATTGCAAAGGTGGACGGCGATACCGTCAAGGCGGACACATGGTACAAACTGGTGAACGGCGAGATCATGGAGGCTTAGTAATGTATTTGTGTGATTATTGTGGGGCGGCGTTCCAGTCGTTGGATTACATCGAGGAAAAGTCCGATGAGTGCGGAAACAGCATAATTTATGTCTGCCCAGAGTGCGGAGAGGAGATTATCCCCGGAGAAGCGGATGAATGCCCGGTTTGCCACGGCTGGAAGCCGATGAAGTCTGCTATGTGCCACAAGTGCGAGCTGGAAACAATCGGAAATTTCAAGCTGGCTATACGGAAGTTCTCCGATGTGCAGCTTGATTATATTTCCGAGCTGACGGAGGGTGAGTATCTCTCGGAGTTTTTGCATAAGGGGGGCTTGGGATGATAAACGGCGTCCTCCGGTACATAAAAGCTACAGTGGAAATCCCATTCCCAGAGGGGAAAATGTGCTGTAACCTCTGCCCACTTTTGGAGACGTATTCGCGAAATCAATGCCGCCGCACGGGGGAGTATTTGCTGGACACACGAATCGTCGGGGCATATTGCCCGCTACAAGTTGTTGATGAGGAGAAAACCGAATGATGAATATCTACGAGAAAATCGCTGCAATCATGCAGGATGTCCAGTATTTGGCAAAGGACGATCATGTAGAGTTTGGCAGCACCAAATACAAGGCACTGAGCGAGGAGAAAGTAACCTCCATCATGCGTGCGGAACTGCTGAAACACAAACTGGTTGTATACCCCATCGCACAGACAGCCGGGAGAACTGGGAACATTACCCACGTGGATGTCATCTACCGCATGGTCAACGTGGAAAACCCGGAGGAATACATCGAGATTGCATCCTGCGGAGATGGCGCAGACACACAAGACAAGGGCAGCGGCAAGGCCATGACCTATGCGTTTAAGTATATGTGGCTGCGGACCTTTGCGCTTCCCACCGGCGAGGACCCGGACAAAATTTCCTCCGCCGAGCTGGACGAGAAGGAGCGGAACGCCGCTCCGGTGTGTGAGCGATGTGGAGCTGACATTGTGTCCGTCAAGAAGCGCAACGGCGAAATGTGGACGGTAAAGGACATGGTTAAGTACTCCAAGGGCCGCTACGGAGCGCAGATGTGCGCCGACTGCATGAAGGCCGCGAAGAAGGAGCAGGGCAATGTTGCAGGCTGATGTGACCGCCGCACGGTGGCAGCAGGACAGCGATGGGGCGTGGCTGTGCCTCCGGGTACAGTCCCCCGCCTCTGCAATGACCATCTGTGACGAGATGAAGCCGGACAAGCAGTATGTGGTGCAGATCAAGCGCAAGGGCAGGAGCCTTGACGCAAACGCTTATGCGTGGGTTTTACTGGATAAACTGGCGGCACACTATGGGATTCCGAGGAATGATGTGTACCGGGAAGAAATCAGGATCATCGGTGGTGTGAGCGATGTCGTGTGCATGGTATCAAAGGCGGCGGACGAGTTCTGCCGCAGATGGGAGGCGAAAGGAACCGGCTGGATGGCGGAACAAGGACCAAGCAAAATTCCTGGCTGCGTGAACGTGGCGGTTTGGTACGGCTCAAGCACCTACGACACAGAGCAGATGTCACGGCTGATTGACCAGATCGTTGCCGATTGCCGAGAAGCTGGAATCGAGACTATGACACCGCAGGAGTTGGATGCGCTAAAATCACGCTGGGGCGAAGCCCAGCCGTTGGGAGGTGATAAAGGTGACTGATGAAAGACGGTGCTTCCTGTGCGGCAGAAATGGAGCGGGTGACCCGCTGGAGCGGCACCATTAGGCACATCTTCGGCGGCGCATACCGCAACAAAAGCGAGAAATACGGCCTTGTAGTGTATCTCTGCGGCGAACGGTGCCATAGAAACGGAGGGCTGGCAGTACACCGCAACGGGAATCAAATGCGCCTCCTGCGCCGATACGGCCAGTTAAAGGCCATGCAGGAACAGGGATGGACGGAGGATGACTTCCGCCGTGAATTTGGAAAAAGCTATTTGTAAGGAGGACAACGATGGTAAACAGAATGATTTTGCAGGGGCGGCTTTGCTCTGACCCTGAATTGCGCCGCACCAACAGCGGAACAGCAGTGTGCAGCTTCCGTGTGGCGTGGAGCGAGAAGATTAAGGACAGAGAAACGAAGCTGTTTCTCCCCTGCGTGGCATGGCAGGGTACTGCGGAGATGATTTGCAACCACTTTGCTAAGGGCAAGGAGATCATCGTAGAGGGCAAGCTCTCCAGCCGGGAATACGAGGACAAGACTGGCAACAAGCGCACTGTGGTGGAGCTGACGGCGGACCGGGTACATTTCTGCGGCAGCAAGGACAGCGCACCACAGAAGCCCGCACAGACATTAGAGGAGATTTCCGAGGACGACGGCGATTTGCCGTTTTAAGGCGGTGCGCCGATGCCGAACAGAATCATACGCGAGAGCATCTGCACCAGCGACAGCATAGATGGGCTTTCGTGGTTCGAGGAGGTCTTGTTCTATCGGCTGATTGTTTCTTGCGATGATTTCGGACGCTATGACGGACGGGCCGCGATTATCAAAAACAGGCTATTCCCTTTGAAAGAAAATCTTACTCTGAAAACTGTAGAAAACGCCCTTCATGGACTGGCGAGTGCTGGATTGGTTGCCCTTTATACTTCACAGGGCAAGCGCTTCCTCTACCTACCAACATGGGGTAAGTATCAGAACCAGAGAGCAAAGGAAAGCAAATATCCTGAGCCTGTAGAGCCTACGCAAGCAGATGAAATCATTTGCAAACAAATGAATGCAGATGTTCCCGTATTCGAGAATCGAGAATCGGGAATCGATATACGAGAATCGAGAAGCGAGAATAATGCGCGCGAGGCGCGCTTCTCTCCGCCTTCTTTGGCCGAAGTTCAGGCTTATATCTCCGAACGGGGGTCTGCGGTTGACGCACAGCAGTTCGTCGATTTCTACGCCTGCAAGGGCTGGATGGTTGGGAAAAATCGCATGAAGGACTGGAAGGCCGCCGTCAGAACCTGGGAGAAGCGCAGAAAGGAGGAAGCCGGTGAACAGCCAACAAAGCAAGAATACCATGTCGGAACATGGCTGTGACATCTGCGGCGGGCTGGGCTACACCGTCCGGCGCACGGAAAGCGGCAAACTGGTGAGTAGAACCTGCAAATGTGAGATCATTCGTCGGAATAGGCTTCGCATGGAGCGTTCCGGACTTCTGGGACTGCTGGATAGCTGCACCTTTGAGTCGTTCCAAACTCAGGAGTATTGGCAACGGGCCGCAAAGCAAGCGGCGGAGAAGTATTTGACCGACTGGAAAGGCAAGTGGTTTTTCATCGGCGGCTCTCCCGGCACTGGGAAAACACACCTGTGTACGGCGATTTGCGCCAAGCTGATGGACGGAGGCATCCCAGTGCGGTATGTGCAATGGCGGGGAGATATTCCGGCAATCAAGGCAAAGACCAACGATGCTGAAGCATACGCCGAAGCCATGCAGCCGCTGAAAACCGTCCGTGCGCTGTATATCGACGATTTTCTCAAGGGGAGCGTAACGGATGCCGACAAAAACATCGCCTTTGACCTGCTGAATGCCAGGTATATCAACCCGGATGCAATCACGATCATCTCCACGGAGCTGACCATTGACCGCATTTTGAGCTGGGACGAGGCAATCGGGAGCAGGATCAACCAGAGGGCGAAGGATTATATGCTGAACATCGGCAAAAAGCAGAATTGGAGGCTACAATGACCAAACGGGAGGAACGGAGATGAAGCACCTCGGGGATATTGCGAAAATCAACGGTGCAGAAATTGAAATCGTGGATGTTATCACGGGCGGATCGCCGTGTCAGGATTTGAGCATTGCGGGAAAACGCGCCGGATTGGCCGGCGCAAGGAGCGGATTGTTCATGGAGCAGGTCCGCATCGTAAAGGAGATGAGAGAGCATGACAGAAAGAGCGGACGGACAGGTGACATGGTCAGACCTCGGTTTATGGTCTGGGAAAATGTGCCCGGAGCATTCAGCAGCAACAAAGGGCGAGACTTCGCGGCAGTCCTTGAAGAGATCATCCGCATCGCAGAGCCGGAAGCCCCCGATATTGAAGTGCCTGAAAAGGGATGGCCAACTTGGGGGGGCTACCACGATGAAGTGGGAGGACGATGGAGCGTGGCTTGGAGAGTGCATGACGCGCAATACTGGGGAGTCCCCCAACGCCGCCGTCGGATCTCGGTTGTCGCAGATTTTGGAGGCGACACCGCAGGAGAAATACTCTTTGAGCGCAAAAGCGTGTCAAGGCATCCTGCGGAGAGCGGAGCGGCGCGGGAAAGACTTGCCGAAACTGCTGAAAGCGGTGCTTCTGATGCAGTCCGGATCATGGGGGGCTGTGACGGAGGAGGAAAGGGAGCCTTAGTCCAGACGGAGAAAAGCGGGACGCTGGGGACGGGGAATGACCAGACGATTTTTACGGCAATCCCCATCAACGACAAAGCCACCAGATGGCAGGGCGGTGGAGAGAGCCGCAACCACGACGGCAGCGGAAACGGGCTTGGCATCGGCAAAGAAGGCGACCCATCACCCACGCTGACCGCTGGCGACCGCCACGGGGTGCTGTGCCTGAACGATCAGGGCGGGAATGTGATGGGCGTGAGCCACGATGTTTCCAGCACGTTGAGAGCACAGGAGCATGGGCACCAGCCAGCGGTCATCGCTTTTGCGCAAAATCAGCGCGAAGAGGTTCGCAACGTGGGGGATAAGGCAGTGGCGCTTGCTGCGGAGGTCGGTATGCACTGCCAGACGTTTGTGGCGCTGGATATGTCGCACGCCTGCGATGTCATCCGAGACTGCGGCGAGGTCAGTCCAAGTCTGCAAGCAAGAATGGGTACGGGCGGCAACCAAGTGCCGCTGACGTATCAAATGCAAGGGTTCGGAGATTACAACGCTGGAGAGGTTGCAAGCAGCTGCAAGCAACGGGACTTTAAGGACAGCACAGACCTTGTGTGTGCTGTTGTGAGAACGGCCATGATCGTGCGCCGCCTGACCCCGATGGAGTGCGAACGGCTGCAGGGCTACCCGGACGGCTGGACAGACATTGGCGAGTGGGTGGACAGCAAGGGCAAGCGCCACAAGGACGCGGACAGCCCCCGGTACAAGGCACTGGGCAACTCCATCGCCCTGCCCTTCTGGGACTTCCTGGCAAAGCGGATCAGCGCGCAATATCTTCGCCCTGTTACGATGGGAAGCCTGTTTGACGGTATCGGCGGCTTTCCGCTGGTGTTCGAGCGGCACAATGGCAAGGGCACGGTGCGCTGGGCGAGCGAGATTGAGGAATTTCCCATCGCCGTAACGAAACTGAGATTTGGGGAGGATTGACATGACCACATTACGCATGATTCCCGGCATTACATACACCCGGAAAAACCTTGAAGCATTGACCGGTATGCCGGACAGAGAGAACCGCCGGATGATACGGGAGCAGAGGCGGCAGGGTGTGCCTATCGTTGCCATGAAAGACGGCGGCTACAAGCTGGCGGAAACGGAGGAAGAAAAGCAAGCCTTACTTTCCATGTACCGCAAGCGGGCATTGGACGAGCTGGGGACATACCGCCGCCTTGCCAGAGCTATGCAGGTGGACGGGCAGATGGAGATGGGAGGTGGAAATGGAACGGTTTAACACTCCGCTGACGAAAGAGGCGGCGAAATCACTGCTGGCTTTGGATTTAGAGGACAAGGTGATTACCAGCTACGAGAAGCTGGACGAGTGGTACACCGCGTGGGGTGGCCAGTGTTATGTTTCATTTTCCGGTGGAAAGGACAGCACGGTGCTGGCGTATCTGGCGGCGAGGTACCTGTCGAGTTTCAGGACACCGCCGTGGGAGCTGAACTTGGTGTTTGTGAACACGGGGCTGGAGTACCCGGAGATACAGAAGTTCGTCAACGAGTACGCCGACTGGCTGCGGAGGGAGTTTCCCCGCGTGAACGTAAACCTTGTTCGCCTGCGCCCGAAGATGAACATTCGGCAGGTGGTGACGAAGTACGGGTACAGCATCGTGAGCAAAGAGGTGGCGGGATATGTCAGAGCTGCCCGCAGGAACCCAAACGGCTTGAGAATGAAGCGGCTGCGAGGGGAAGCCGTGCGAAAAGACGGTCAGCCGTCTGTCTACAACTGCGAGAAATGGGAATATCTGTTGTACGCACCGTTTGTAATCTCCTCGACGTGCTGCGCCATTATGAAAAAGTCACCGCTGAAAACCTACGCACACAAAACCGGGCAGCAGGCTACAACAGCGACGATGGCGGAGGAAAGCAGATTACGCATGACGTATTGGTTGAATACCGGCTGCAACGCCTTTGAGGGAAAGCAACCGATGGGCAAGCCCATGAGCTTTTGGACGGAGCAGGATGTGCTTCGGTTTATCGTGGAGCGCCAAATACCCTACGCCAGCGTGTACGGCGACATCGTGGCCAGCGACGGCGAAAACGACTACGATGCAACGCTAACGGACTGCAAGCTGCACTGCACTGGCTGCCAGAGAACGGGGTGTGTTTTCTGCGGATTTGGAGCGCACCTCGAAAAGGGCGAAAACCGCTTTGAGCGCATGAAACACACACACCCGAAGCACTACGAATTCTGCATCGGCGGTGGGGCGTATGACCCTGTGGACGGCTTGTGGAAGCCCACTGAAAAGGGGCTTGGATACGCCAGAGCATTGGACTACATCGGAGTGAGGTATTGAAATGAGCATAAAAATTACCATACCCCTGCCGCCGGTTACAAAGAAAAACAGCCAGCGCATTATGCACAGCAGCAAGACAGGGAAATCGTTTATCATGCCGTCGCAGAAGTACATCGACTACGAGGCAAAAGCTGTGTGGTACTGCAAAAAGGCTGGTGTGCATGAGCCGATCGATTATCCAGTGGAGGTTAAATGCCTGTTTTATATGCCCACCAAGCGGCGAGTGGATTTAACCAATCTGCTGGAAGCTGTTGACGATGTGATGGTCAAGGCGCGTGTGCTGCTGGACGATCACTGCGGCATTATCGTCAGTCATGACGAAAGCCGGGTGCTGTACGACAAGGAGACCCCACGGACGGAGGTGAGCATAACCGCCTATGAATGATTTTGACTATGACATCGTGCAGAAAAAGCGTGTTGCAAGAGGTGCGTTTGCCCATGTAAACCGTAAGCGTGGGAAATGCAGATTGCCCAGTGACTATCTCACTGCGGCGCAGAAAAAGGAGATGAACGGAGCGGTGAAAACTTACAACATCACGCGGCCTATGCCGTTGGATGAATTCAAGGGAATGCCGGACGATCTGCAGCGAGAATACCTGCGGAATATGCAGAGTTGTGGAGGGGCAGCTACATACCTTGCAGACGAGATGGGCTGTTGCAGCGCCACCATCAGAGAATATGGAGAAAAGCTGGGCGTGCCGTTTGTGCGAGGTGGTCGGAACCTTGACTTGTGGCAAAAGAAACTATCGGAGTGGCACACAGCCGAAGTGACGGCAGCAGAAACGCCGGAGAAGCAGACCGACGAAATTGCCCCACCCGCAAGGAGTGCAGAGCTGCTGCACGCACGGCTCACTATCCGGAGAGACCGGGAAAGCGTTTTGCAGAATCTGCGCCTGCTTATGCCGGATAAATGTGAAGTCACGGTTGAGTGGTGAGAGGAGGAGAAAACTTGTGAAGGAGCATATTACCACTGGAGGGAAAACGCTTTGCTGGACTTGTAGAAAAGCGTATGGAGGATGCTCATGGACAGAAGTAGACTACACAAAAAAGGGCTGGCCTATACGCTTTGAGCCGGTAAAGGGATGGAATGCAATTCCCACCAAAAATGAAAAATACACATCGTTTTTGGTGGTAAGTTGCCCAGAGTACGATCCTGATGATAGAAAGGAGGATACACATGACGGCAGATTTTGCGGGTATGGGGAAGCGCCTGCGGGAGGCGAGGGAGAAGGAACTTATGTCGCAGAATGATTTGGCTTTGGAATCTGGTGTAGCACCATCGACAATCAGCTATATTGAGTGTGGACACAGCACCGCATCGGTGTGGGTGCTGGCACATATCTGTGATGCGCTTGGGGTATCTATGCAATGGATGGTATACGGGAGAGGAAGAAAATGAGCAGAAAGAGCATATTTACAGTTGCCGGAGGTGCGGCCCTTGGTCTGCTGATTGCCGCCGGGATATTGTGGGGGGAGCTGATTGCCGCCGAAGCAGAATATGCGGTGGAGCAAGAGCCTGATTTGCCTCCGGTGGCGGAAGCAATCCGCCAAGAAACGCCACAGGAAGCCGCCTACACGAACGAAAGCACCATGACCGTGACAGCATACTGCCCCTGCGAAAAATGTTGTGGAGCGTATTCAAACGGCTATACAGCCACAGGAGCGAAAGCAACACAGGGCGTGACCATCGCCACGGACCCGGATGTTATCCCGATGGGGACGGAGGTTGAGATTGACGGGCATATCTACATAGCACAGGATGTGGGCGGCGCAATTAGCGGCAACCGCATTGACCTTTACTTTGATAGCCACGAGGACGCACTCCAATGGGGTGTTCGGGAAAAGACTGTGAGGTGGAACGATGGAAAGACTGACATTTGATGGGAACTTCTGCGACATTGCGCAGTGCCGGGAGCTGCCTTGCCAACACGGCGGGAACTGCTCACAAAAGCAAGTGTGGGAGCGGCTGAAAGCCTATGAGGACACGGGGCTTGGACCGGAGGAAGTCGAAAGGTCTAAACTGGAAATCGAAGCCGGATGCGTTAAAGCAATAGCAAGAACATACGGGATTGACATCAATCGTCTACGGAAATTAGCCGAGGCTGACAAGGATGGTCGGCTGGTGGTGCTGCCGTGCAAGGTGGGCGACGGGCTTTACGAAGTAACGGGTCGAAAAACGATCAGTGTATATAAAGTTAGAGCCATCCGCGTGGAATTGTTTGGCTTGTTTATCGAGTGGGACATCGAAGAAGGGTTTGTTTGGCAATCGCTGGCAGGTATAAACGCCGGAGAAATCGGCAAGACCGTATTCCTGACCCGCGAGGAAGCGGAGAAAGCATTGGAGGCGATGAAGGATGAATATTGAAAAGAAAAAGGATGAACTGCTTGCGGTTCTTGCAGAATTGGATGCCGAAATCAAAACCCTAAGTGATCGCATCGCAAAAGCGCGTGAGGACTTGGCGAACGTTTACACGATGGACGATGCGAAACGATTTGACGAGAACTGTGACCTTGAGAAGGGCCTAAAGCACATTCAACTGTTTTAGGAGTGCTGACAATGGATGAACCGAAGAAGCCTTTTTACCGCAACAAGAAATGGAAACTTGGCAGAAGTTTCGGCTGGTGGCATATACCGTACTGCCCGCATTGCAAGCGGCAGTTGGGGCTGATGGCCGAAGAGCAGAAAGCTGAAAAATGCACGATGTGCGGCAAACCGTTAGAATGGGATGGTGCTGAAAATGGCAACAAAGAGAGTGTGTGACCGTTGCGGAGCGGAGATAAACCCGTTCAACTCCGTCACCTATGCCGGTATGCGGCGAGTTAAAAACGACATAAACGACAACGACTACGAACTGTGTGTTTCGTGCGCTCACGAACTGCGGAAGTGGTTCAATGGGGAGGAAAACGACAATGGCTGAATATATTGAACAGATTACTTGGCATGAGGTCACTTGCCGTGCCTTAACAGACGAAGAAAAGGCCGAGTATGCAAAAAGAGGATATGCCGACTATGAAGTCCCGGAGTACATTTTTGACTGCGAGATGCCGGATGATGGTGACGAAATCCTGATTGCCACAAGATGTGGCGTTGACAAGGATATCTGCTCTGTGGACTGTGACGAGTGCAACAACCTGATTGGGCTGGAAGATCGCGGAGATTGGGATGGCGTGCTTGCATGGGCAGCAATGCCGAAGTATAACGGAGGTGCGGAATGTTAATTTGCAATTGCCCTGACGAGGTGGAATGCCCCGCAATAGGATCAGATGTGGTGTGTTTTCCGTGGTGCGAATATCTGGAGGACGGTGACGGCGATGCGGCTGAAGCTGCGGAGAACGGAAGGACTATGATTAAAGACAGCGGAGAAAGAACCAAGTTTCCAAGCGGAGCGCTCCGGGATATGCACACGGGCAAGGGGCGGATGGATTTGCTCCCTTGGTTGGCTATCATGGAAGTGTCGAAGCACTGCGAGGCGGGTGCTTTGAAATACGGGGAGCATAATGTCGATAAAGGAATCCCAACCCACAGTTTGTTAGATTCCGCCATTCGCCACGCAGCAAAATATTTGGCGGGCTATGTAGATGAGCCGCACCTTGTAGCTGCGGCGTGGAACCTACTGTGGGCGATCGAGATGGAGATTGCCCATCCTGAATGCGTGGACACTCCGTGGAGGGCAGACGATGGCGAATAAAGGCGCAATGCTGGAAGCCTTGGAGGAAATCGAGAACGGTATGTGCCGCATTAAGGAGCGACGGAGCATTTGGCAGAATAGCCTTGTATATGCTTTATGCCAAGCTGTGCGGCTGCTTCTGATGGACAAAATCAAGGAGGGGCGGAAATGAGGATTGACGGAAAAACCCTACCCAACAACCCAATGAGGGCGTACCAGCAGGGCAAGCTGATGGGGACAAAGCAGAATATGGATTTGGTATCCGAAGTGCTGCTTACAAAGTTTGGATTCCACGTGTTGGAGGAAACGCCGGACAGCCACGACACTATGAGTGTTGAGTATCTGCAAAAATGCCTTGTGGAGCTGGTGGACGCAAAAAACAGTGGCTATGTGACCAAGAAGGATATTGCGGACGCTCTGCGGAGCGACTACAAACTAATTAACAACGCAGAGTAAGGAGGCTGGCATGAGCCGAAAACAAACGCTGCCGTATGATGTGCGGCTTGAGTGCATTGCCTACGTCAGAGGTTATCCCCGGAGAGTACAGGCGTACAACGACGCAAGGAGCGAGATACTGAGCGGCGGGAACAGTGCAACAGAGGGTATGCCCCGCTCCCCCGGCATTGGTAGACCGGCAGAAAGCAAGGCGGAGCAGCTTGCCGCCATAGAAAACTGGCCGGAAACCAAGAAAATGCGGGCTGTTGAATATGCCATAGACCGATGTGGGCGGGATTTGGAGAGCGAGAGCGTTCGAAAGCAGCTTACACAGGGGATCATGCGCAACTGTCAGGGCAAGCATAAGTATTCCCGCAACAAGATTATCGTGCCGGGGATAAGCGAGCGGACATTCAGCCGGAGGAAAGAGCAATTTCTATATGACATAGCCATATATTGTGGTTTTGCAGAGAAAGTTGGCACAAATTCCACCTAATGATGTGCTACAATAGGTACAGTGGATGATAAGGCATAGCCATCCACCCGTCTTTCCACTCAACCCGTTTCCTCCATCTTATGCGCCGCCGGTATTGGGCGCACCTTCTGGCACCGCAAGGTCATACCGGCACAAACAGCCTGTAGGGAAACCTATGGGCTGTTGTCATATGCCGTGCGCTCGTTGCACCCCGCGATCAGGGGCGGGAGGTCGCACCTCCCACACGGCACAAACAGGACCCCTCGCACCTCTCAACGATGTGACCCAGAGGGGGCATATGCGGCATAGGTGCCCCGTAAGGGGAGACCACAGCGAGTGACGGGGACTTTCCCTGAAGCGCTAAAGCAGGGCAGGACTGCAATGCCGCACCAACCACACAAGCGGGCGAGGAAGCGCGAGAAGTTAAGTACACACAAGCTGTGGCCACAGCGGCGGACAGTTAATCCGCAAAAACAGTGTGCGGCTGATGAAAAGGCGCGGCGCGGTGTGGTGCCAAAATAACTGTGTAACCCATGTTTGAGAGCTTCCAGAAGGCCGCATGGGCGGGGAAAGACTGTTACTGTAGCCAAGGGGTGGGGGCTGGTGACAAACAAGGAGGGTTTACATGGAGGATATTTCGAAGCTTCCGTATGCTGCATGGCTGGAAGAAGCCATAGAAACAGTTGTAGGTGTATCGCCAAAATCGATCTGTATTGCAGCAACGGCGCATGATGGAACGACATTCACAGGGTATTACAATGCTGATGCGCAAGATAAGGCTGTGTTTTCGCACCACATCCAAAGCGATGTAACGATGGATATCATCAGGAATAATGCCGACATGATTAAATCCATATTATCCGAGGCAGGAGATGAACAGGAGTGATACATAATGGCAACAAAGAAATCTACTGCCATTGCAAAAACAAAGGATAACCGACCGGAGACCGGCAGAGGCGGAAAAAGAAACTTTCCTTCCTGTCTGCCTGACCTCAGCAGCGATGAAGATAGAGCGCTTGTATCTCAGCTCCTTACAGAGGTACTTGTAGAGTATAGACAACCAAAGGTAAAGAGTGACGAAGAACTCAAGGAGAGAATAAACGACTATTACGCACGCTGCGCACAGACAGGGCAGACACCAACAGTAGAGGAACTATTCCTGTCTACCGGTTACGCAATTAGCACAGTTAAGGACTGGGAATACGGGAGACGCAAGGGATTTAGCCCCGAAACAGCGGCCATAATTAAAAAAGCTAAGGGTTTTATGCAGACTTTTGACGCAAAACTTGTGGTTTCCGGGAAGCTGAATTTCCTTGCATATTGCTTCCGTGCCAAGAACTATTACGGCATGGTGGACAAGCAGGAGATGGTGTTGACGCCGAACCAGCCACAGCTTGAGGGCTTGACCCCTGAGCAGCTCCAGCGCAAGTACATTGAAGCCAGCGACTTTGAGGCAAAATAAGCCGAAAACGAGCGACTTTTACACGACTTTCCGTCAACTCTGGGAAAGTGGGCAAGAAAAATCCCGCGTTTATACACGGAATCCTGTAAACGACTATGATTTTGGGGTAAAGCGAGCGACTTTCGTAGCGACTTTGGCGCAGACACTGGCGACTTTCGTAGCGACTTTTGCACAAAAGCGAACGACTATGCCAGCGACTTTTGCGACTTTCCCGGCAACTATGACACCGACTTTGGCAGAGAGGCACTCCCCCACCAGAAGCCACGGCCAGCATGGAGGGACAACGCCGACAGCCCAACCCAATCTGCACCAGCTCCACAGGGGCCAGCCACCCCCCCCAAGGGCACAGGGGCGGCGCACGATGGCGGCAAGCTGGTAGCACACCGCAAAGCGGCAATGTACGGAGGGCAACGCCACGCCACAAGGCCATAAGCAAGGCGCACAGCGCACGCAGAGCAGCGACAATATATAGGGTAGCGCCCAGAATTAAAACGCCTTACAGGTGCGTTAAAATGGCAAATAAGGCATATAACAAAAAGCCCCCGGAATACACCGGGAGCAAAGGGAAACCCCGCACAGCGTGAGCCATGCGGGGCGGTGGTTATTTGGTGAGCTTCGCCAGGTCGTGCAGGATAAAAACCGGGGCAAGCAAGATCATGAGTAAGATCAAGGGCGGCACCTCCTCAAAGCTCCGTGACAAAGACGCACATATCTTCGTCGCGGACAAACTCGCCTGCCTCGGCATCATACGTACAGCAAGCGCCCTCCTCGTCTGCGCTGTTCGCCGCATCGATGCAATAGTCAACATTGTCTACGGTATATGTGTCCGTATCCTCGTTGTAGGGTAGCGCCCCGGCGGTAAAGTAGTCGATGCTCCAGTCCGGATCGTACCCGCTGCCGTTCCAGCGCTGTATCCTGATTTCCACCGTTTTCTTCCCGTCTGTAATTTTCATTTTTTGTCCCCCTTTTTTTGATTGTACCACATCCGCCGGAGCGGGTCAAGCGAAAGTAAACCGGCGGGCGGTTGTCGTTTTTGTGTAGCGGGCTGCAATCTCCGGGAGATCCTTTTTCAGGGCGGTTGTGTCCACTCTGGAGGAGGTAACCGTCTTATAAGTGGCCTTGTGCTCTGACCCCGCCAGGGATTCAACCCCGGCGGCGGTCATGCGCTCTTTTAGCTGGTCTTTTAGGCTCTCCACCATTGCGGCGGCCTCCTCCTGCATCCGGATATACTGGGCAAGTTCGGCCATGATGGTATCAAGATTCATTGTTAGACCTCCTCAAAACAAGATAAAAAGGTTTGCGCAACGCCCGATAATGGCGTAATATTCGCCCGTTTCGGTGTTCTGGATAAGCCCACCGTTAATGCCGTATGTGCCGGAGCTGTAGCCGACCTTCTCGCCGTGCTTCCATTGCTCCATAACTTCGGCGGTGCTTGCGTTGGTCAAATCGTGCGCCATGCCGGAGCGGACAAGGCTTTTCAGCGCGGAAAGTTTGTACTTTCTCATGCCTGCACCTCCTGCCGGGCGATCCGGATCGCCGAATACACGCGGCGGAAAGCCTGACGCAGTGCCCGGGCTTGCACATCGAGCCATTCTTCCCGGCTGTTCGGCCTGCGGTCGCCGTTGCGGGTCTTTTTGAGTTCGGACGGGGTGCAGAGCGCGGCGGCTATGTCTCCATCATACACAAGGGCCGAGCCGCCCCAACTGTATTCGCTCCAGTCCCGCGCACCGTTCAGTGCTGCGGCCTCGGCGGTAGTCCATGTTGCGAGATCGTCGGCGGAGATATAGCCGTCTTTGTAGTATTCCGCGATCTGCTGCAGCATATCCACGGCATAGGCTGTAACGCCCCGGCTCCATGCGCTGCGGTCCTTGCGCTGCTCCAGTGTCTGCGCTGCCTTTGCAAGTACTGTTGTATAATCCATTGTATTACCTCCCGGCCCTATGGCCTTATCTCTTGCCAACGGCTGCCGGATGTGGTATACTCTCCGTGCTGGCCTGTTGGCTGGTGTGGGGGGAGCGTATCCGCGTTGCTTGACCGGCGGCGGGTGCGCTCCTCTGATGTACGGATACCATTATATCAGATTATATGTAATTGTCAATAGCAAAATCATGATTTTGCGTAATTTACAGAGATCAGGCCACGCGCTACATGACCGGGGCGGGGGATATAGAGTGCGGGAGCGGGGCCGGGTAAGCCCCAAAATGCCCGCAAAAAATAAAAGAGAAAAAACAAAAAGGCGGCTTGACATTTACGCTTACTGTGTGATACAATAACCGTAGAAACCAATCCAGTTTTGGATTGACTCCAAAGGAGGAGAGCCGTATGAAAAACGTGGTTGCATATATCCGCGTGAGCACAGACGGGCAAACCGGAGAAGATAAGTTTGGTCTGGACGTGCAACGCGAACAGATAGAGGAATACTGCCGCAAGAACGACATGAACATCGTGCGTTGGTTTTCCGACGAGGGAGAGAGCGGCGCAAAGTACCGCCCCGGGTTCGACGAGATCGTTTACGGAGAAGTGAACAACCCCCCTTACGAAGCTGTCGTAGTTGCGAAATCTGACCGAGTGGCCAGAGACATCAACATATACTTTTACTACCAGGGCGCACTGTTGCGCAAAGGCATTGAGCTAATCAGCATCTGCGAGGACTTCGGGCAATTCGGTGTATTTGCCGGGATGCTCAAGGCGTTCACCCTGACGTGCGCCGAAATGGAGAGAGACAACATCAACAAGCGCACGAGCGCTGGTAGAGCAGTTAAAGCCTCCCGTGGCGGCTATTCTGGCGGTCGAGCACCTATGGGGTATGAAGTTCGAGGTGGTGCGCTCTGCATCAACGAGAAAGAAGCGGCTGTTGTCCGGCGAGTATTTGAGCTTCGGGACGGCGGCGTGACGCTTAATGGAATCGTGGACAGCCTTAACAAGGACGGGTATACCACCCGGAACGGGAAGCCGTTCGTTATCAGCACGGTGCAAAGTATCGTGAACAACCGGAAAACCTACGAGGGATTTTACCGGTACGGTAAAAACAAGGAATGGGTCAAGGGGCAGCATGAGCCTATTTTGCACCCCGAAGAAAGGGGGCGAGTTGGATGAAGGTTGGATTTATTCGCGTCTCCACAGAAGATCAGAACACAATTCGGCAAGAAATCCTAATGAAGCAGCTTGGGGTAGAGCGAGTATATATTGAAATAGCGAGTGGCAAGAGCCGCACAGGCAGGCCGCAGCTGGAGGCGATGATGGATTTTGTCCGCGAGGGCGATGTGGTCGTTGTTGAGAGCATCAGCCGGTTTGCGAGAAGCACGAGAGACTTGTTGACGCTGGTAGAGCAGCTCACAGAAAAAGGTGTAGGGTTTGTATCGCAAAAGGAATCCATTGACACGAACACGCCACAGGGCAAGTTCATGCTTACGGTGTTTGGCGCAATGGCGGAGCTGGAACGGGAGCAGACCTTACAGCGGCAGAGAGAAGGAATTGCGGCTGCAAAAGCGGCTGGGAAGTACAAAGGCCGTCAGCCGATAGCAATCAGCGATGATCTGCTTAAAACGGTGCATGAGCAGTGGTACAAGAACGAAATTACCACGGCCTATGCGGTTAAGCGGCTGGGTGTAAGCCGGAACACCTTTTACCGCCGGATGTGGGATTACGAGGATTCCGCAGGGATTCCGAGACGGCGTTGAGAGAGGGAGGGAGAAAGAGCCATGAAAAAGAGCAATGCGAAGCCCGCTGACAAAAAGATGATAATCGTTTTCGTCATTCTGATGATTGCTATTATAGCTTTTGCAACCAGTAGCAAGAGCGGCGAACAGGCGCCTGCCGAAGAAGACCAGTACACCCCCGCAAGCTTCGAGGAGATTTACCAGGCTTACGAAGATAACGAGCTTGTGGCAGATGACCTATACAAAGGCAGACGGTATGAGGTAACCGCCACAATCAACGGGATGGAAACTGGTGGGCTTATGAACATGACCGGCGGGGCTACCCTGACGATGGAAAAGAAGATTGGGAATACAATCGTTGTATTTCTTGCCGAATTTGAGCGAGACCAAGAGGAAGCCTTGAAAAACATTAAAGTCGGAGACGAAATCACATTTGAGGGGACTTGTTATAGCGCAGGTTCTTGGTCAGATTGTGAACTTGTAAACTAACTTTGCATAAAACCAAATAGAATGGACTACCGATTTTTCGGCAGTCCATTTTTTATTGCAGGAGGACGAATGGATTATCGGAAGATTGCGGAAAGCATCAAAAACCGCATAGAGAAAACGCATGACCGGGAAGCCTACAAGGATTTGCTGGCGTTGTGCATTGGGTACGAAGCGGAAGATTTTGCTGCGGCGCACCAGTTAAATTCCGAAGTCCGAAAAATGGCCTCCGAAGCGTTGCGTAACGGAAACCCAAAAGACGCGGAGTATTTCTACACGCTGCATAAGCAATCCATGCTGTTTGACGCGCCGCATGATTTTGATACCTTCCTGCTGTATGTGGAGATGGACAGAAAACCGGAAAAGCGTTTCTATGCCCCACGCAGGCGGTATCTAAAGCCCATCGTGCAAGGGTATCAAGATGTCCTTGACGGCAAGTTAAGGCTGCTGACCATTTCCCTGCCGAAAAGAGCCGGGAAAAGCCAGCTGGGGATAAATTTCATCAACATGATGTCCGGCAGAAACCCGGATAAATCGTCCCTTATGGAAGGCACAGGCGATGACCTTGTGCGGAGCTTCTACAACGGTTGTCTGGAGTATCTGCAAACGCCCAACGAGTATTTATTCTACGATGTGTTCCCGGATGCTCCCTTGGTGCAGACCAACGCAGACACGAAAATTATCAATCTGCGTTCTAAATCCAGATTCCCCACGGTCATGTGCCGGTCGATTGACGCACGGCAGGTTGGCTTGTCGGAGGCAACCAATGTCCTTTATTTGGATGACTGTGTGGAGGGCAGAGAGGAAGCGAAAAACCGTCAACGGCTGGATGATAAGTGGGAAGTAATTTCCGGCGATATTTTAGGTCGTGCCATTGAGGGTACGCCTATTGTAGCTACCGGGACGAGATATTCCCTGTATGACCCAATCGGGCATTTACAGGAGGAAGCGCAAAAGGGCGGCTGGGCGTGGAAAGCCATTGAAATCCCGGCCCTTGACCCAATTACAGACGAAAGCAATTATGAGTATGAGCGGGAAGGTAAAAAGGTTTTTACCACCGCTTATTTCCGCGAGCAGAGAGAGCTTCTGAGTGCGGAACAGTTTGAAAGCGAATTCCAGCAGCAGCCATTTGAAGCAAAGGGGCTGCTATTCAATAAGTCGGAGCTGAACTATTTCTTTGAACTGCCGGTAGACCGTGACCCGGATGCGATCATTGCCGTGGCAGACACCGCAGAAAGCGGAAAAGACAGTACGGCCATGCCTGTTGCAGCCTTATATGGAGAGGAAGTCTACATCGTGGATGTGGTATACGACGATTCCCCCGCAGAGGTAACAAAGCCGGAATGTGCAAAGTGCCTGATTGATAACAAGGTGGGAGACGCACTGTTCGAATCCAATAACGCCGGTATGTATTTTGCGAGAGATGTTGCGGAAATCGTAAAAAACGCCGGATTTAACACCAGCATACGGACAAAAAGGACGATTTCCAACAAGCAGACGCGAATTGAGTTTGCATCGGATGGAATCAAGAAAAATTTTTACTTCAAGCATCCGTCCACATACAAGAGAGGGTGTCAATACTGGGGATTCATGCAGGAAGTGACCACCTATGTAAGAAGCGGCAAGGTGGCGCACGATGACGCGCCTGATTCCTTGTCGTTGCTGGAGAACGAAATCCGAAACCGCATCAGCGGCAAGGTTGAGATATTCAAAAGACCGTTTTAAGGGGTGACGCTATTGAGACAAATGTTTGGTAGAAAGGTCATTTATTCGGATGCTACCGAGGTAAACGAGGGTAATATTGCAAATATCCTGCAAAAGGCAATGGTTGTCCACGCCTCCAACCGGGCGGACATGGAATATTTATACAGGTACTATAAAGGCGACCAGCCTATCCTTGCGAGAGTAAAGGATGTACGCCCGGAGATTAACAACAAGATTGTTGAAAACCGGGCAAACGAAATTGTGTCCTTTAAGGTTGGCTATTTGATGGGCGAACCCGTCCAGTATGTCAGCAGAACAGCCGATGAAAAAACCGCCGAGATGGTGACAAAACTGAACGATTATGTTTTGTCCGAGGACAAACCGGCAAAGGATAAGGAATTGGCGGACTGGTTCCACATCTGCGGCACGGCTTATCGCATGGTCATGCCGGACACACCGGAAGATGAAGATGAAGCCCCGTTTGAGATTTATACCCTTGACCCCCGGTTTTGCTTTGTGGTGTATTCCGTGCAGCTGGGAAATCCTCCCCTCATGGCGGTCAAGTATGTCAAGATGGACGATGGGACAGTCGTTTTCAGCTGTTACACGAAAGACCACTTCTATGAAGTGACCGACACATGGAAGATTATTCGCAGTGAGCCGCAGATTCTTGGTATCCCAATCATTGAGTACCCGGCAAACCGTGCAAGACTTGGCGCGTTTGAAATCGTTTTGAATCTGCTGGATGCAATCAACAATGTGGAATCCAACCGCATGGACGGCGTGGAGCAGTTCGTGCAGTCCTTGCTTCTGTTCCACAATGTGCGTATTTCCGAGGAACAGTATTCCGCATTGCGGCAAGACGGCGCAATTCAGTTTGAGGACATTGACCCGCAGAAGAAAGCGGAGATCAAGAACCTTGTTACGGAGCTGAATCAAACACAGACGCAGACCCTTGCAGACAACCTGTATAACACGGTGCTGACCATCTGCGGGATGCCAAACAGAAACGGAGGTTCTTCCACTTCTGATACTGGCTCTGCGGTCATCATGCGTGACGGCTGGTCTGCGGCGGAAGCAAGAGCAAAGGATTCCGAGCTGGTGTTCAAGCGTTCCGAAAAAGAGTTCCTGAAAGTGCTTTTGCGGATTTGTAACGATCTGAGCGATTTGTCTTTGAAACTGTCTGCAATCGAGATCAGATTCACCCGGCGGAACTATGAGAATATTTCCGAAAAGGCAAATGTGCTGGTAACCATGCTGGGCAATGGGAAAATTGCGCCACAGCTTGCATTTACACATTGTGGGCTATTCAGCGATCCGCAGCTGGCATACAAGATGAGCATGGAATATGTCGAGGAAAACGGAGGAAACAATGGAATTAACGCTGGAGATGGTACGGACGATCAACGAAATCCTCAAGAACCGCAACCAAGCGGAAGTGAAAGTGGAGAACGGGAGGATCGTAGTAATCGAAGTGCGTAGGAAAAAGAAATACTGAGTGGGTCTTGCAAGGGCTTGACCGACAGCCGAGGGGCTATCCGAAAGGGTAGCCCCTTTTATTTTTCGATTTAACCGCCGCAAGGCGATAAATGGTCAGGGACGACCTAAAAACGCAAACGGGAGACAACCCGCAAAAACAGAGAATAGTGCTGAGTGAACAGCCTTGTTAAACGCAGGAGGTAATCAAAATGGCAAAAATCGACACCAGCAGAATCGCCGGTTATGCGGACATGTCTTTGGAGGACAAGCTGAAAGCGCTGGAAGCGTTTGAGTATAACGACAACGCATCCGAGCTGGAAAAGCAGAAAGCGGCAGTTTCCAAGGCAAATTCCGAAGCCGCTGCTTGGAAGAAGAAGCACAACGAGCTTCTGTCCGAGGATGAGCAGAAGAAGCAGCAGCAGGCGGAGGACATTGCCGCTATGCAGAAGGAGCTTGACGAGCTGCGGCGTGACAAGACCGTTTCGCAGTACACGGCCAAGTTCATTGCACAGGGCTATGACGAAAAGCTTGCTGCCGATACTGCCAAGGCAATGGCTGACGGCAACACCGATAAAGTGTTCGCCAATCAGCAGGCGTTTTTGGAAGCATACGCAAAGCAGGTGAAAGCCAGCGCGATGCAAGGCACACCCAAGCCCGCTGCCGGTGCGGGTTCGGATGGTGCAGACTTTTCCAAGAAAGCTGCCGAAGCGCAGAACGCCGGCAATTTTGCGGAGGCGGCGTACTATACCCGCCTGATGAATCAGGACAACAACACACAGTAAAGGAGAATGAATTAAAATGGCAGATACTTTTGCTACCAGCTTCGGAGTGCTGAACTACTCCGGTATGCTCTTTAACAAGGGCAACACCCGCACCCCGCTGTCTTCCATCATCGGAAGCCGGGCAAAGACCACCAATCATGTGGAGTTTGTCACCGGTCAGGAATACAGCTCCGCTGGCGGCGCCCAGCCCGCTATCAGCGAGAATGCGTCTCTGACCGCTCCGGATGCAACCGTGGTGACCCGCACCCAGAAAACCAATGTCACGCAGATTTTCCAGGAGACCGTAGGGGTTTCCTACGCCAAGATGTCCAACATGGGAACCCTGTCCGGCGTAAATATTGAGAATCAGCAGGCCAACCCCATCAATGAGCTGGATTTCCAGGTGGGTGCAAAGATCCAGAAGATCGCCCGGGACATGGAGTTCACCTTCATCCAGGGCGCATACAACAAGGCCACGGACGATTCCAAGATCAACAAGACCAGGGGACTTACCTCCGCAATTACCACCAATGTTACCGCTATGGGTTCCAAGCCTCTGGGCCTGTGGGATGTGGCTGACATGGTGAAGAAGATTTACGGAGCCAACGCTCCCACCAATGGCCTGGCGCTGTGGTGCGATGCCGTGACCATGTTCCAGATCAATGCGGATGCCGTGCAGAATGGGCTGACTGTTGTACCTGTTGCCCGTGAGATCAACGGAATTGCGCTGTCCAGCGTGGTCACTCCTCTGGGTGTGGTTTACCTGTACCTTGGCGAGTGCCTGCCCGCTGGTACGGCTCTGCTGCTGAATCTGGATGTTATCGCCCCTGTGTTCCAGCCTGTTCCCGGCAAGGGCAACTTCTTCCTGGAACAGCTGTCCAAGACTGGTGCTGGTGATAAGTACCAGCTGTTCGGGCAGGTCGGCCTTGACCACGGCCCCGAATGGTATCACGGCAAGTTCACCGGTATTTCCACCGATTTCACTGCGCCCACCTATAGCCGCAGCGTGTTTATCGCCAACGATGCAAGCAATCCTGTAAACACCAAAACTGTTACCGGCTGATAAAGGAGGGCGGGAAGTATGACCGAAGCTGAAAAGACCGAGCTTTTAGCTACTATGACAGACCAGCAAGGAAGCGTGCTTTCCGCCTACCTTGCTATTGCTGGTGATAAAGTGCTGCGCAAACTATACCCGTTTGACGACACGATTAAAGAAGTCCCCGAACGGTATCACATGACCCAAGTGGAGATTGCCGCATATCTGCTGAACAAGCGCGGAGCAGAGGGCGAAACAGCGCACAGCGAGAATGGTATTTCCCGCTCCTATGAGGACGGCGATGTTCCGTCCTCCCTTTTGCGTGACATTGTCCCTTATGCGGGGGTGGTGAAATGAGATGTATGGATCGGAACAAATCGGCATTTTGGTATCTCCTGTATGACGGGAAAACTATGAATATGTCCGATGACGGCTACGAAACCGGACAAATGTCCGTGAAATACAAGGACGCAGTAAAAATGCTGGCGAATATCTCCCCTGCATCCGGGGCGGCGCAAGTGGAGCAATTTGGGCAATTTGTTTCCTATGACAAGGTCATTGTCACGGATGACATGGATTGCCCCATTGCAGAAGATACCGTTTTGTTTGTGGACAAAAATCCGGAATATAAGGATGGGAAACCGCTTTATGACTACATCGTAAAGCGCGTGGCCAAATCTCTGAATTCTATCTCTATTGCCATAAGCAAGGTGAATGTGTCGTGAAGCACAAGGTTGTTACCACCCTCTCTCCATCCGGCGTACAGCAGATGATCGATTCCGTTCGGGAGTACCGGGAATGGATAAAAAGCGGCTGCGCAAGGCTTTTGGAGCGCCTTACACAAGAGGGATACGAAGTGGCAAGCGCCGGCTTTGCGAGCGCCGAATATGACGGCACAAACGATGTAACCGTGTCTGTCGAAGATCGAGGAAAAATAAAGGCCGTTGTCGCCGTTGGCGGCACGGTCTTATTTATTGAATTTGGCACAGGCGTAACATACCCGGATAATCACCCGGAAGCAAGGGACTTGGGAATGGAGCGCGGAGAATATGGCCAAGGACGCGGAAAGCAATCCACATGGGGCTATTACGGCGAACCCGGTACAAACGGAACCGTTGTAGGCGAAAGAGAAAAGGGGACGCTTGTTCTTACACATGGTAATCCGGCCAATATGCCCATGTATAACGCCGCAAAAGAATTGGAGTTGCGGCTTGGAGAAATCGTAAAGGAGGTGTTCGGATGATTGATGTGGAACGGATGATTTTTACCCCGATTGCAGAGGCCTTGCGAAAGAAGTTCAAGGGGATAGATGTTTCCGGGGCGTATGTAAAATCTCCTCCCAAGTTTCCCCACGCAAGCATTGTAGAACAGGACAATTACATGACCACATCCAATCAGGACAGCTCTGACACTGAGCGTTTTGCAACCGTCATGTATGAGGTCAATGTATACTCCAGCAAAGCCGGCGAAAGCAAATCGGAGTGCCGCAGCATCCTGTCAGAAATCGACAAAATGCTGTATGCAATGAATTTCACGCGCATTTCCATGACACCCGTCCCAAACATGGACAGTGCGTCAATCTATCGCTTAGTGGCACGATACCGTGCCGAAACGGACGGAAACACACTTTTTAGGAGGTAAATTATGGCAATCAGTACCTATAAAATTTTCCTGATGCAGAAAAGCTCTCCCGGGACCACCTGGACAAAACTGGTGGACATCAAGGAGTTCCCCGACCTTGGCGGTGACCCCGAAATGCTGGAAACCACCACCCTGTCTGACAAGATGCAGACCTACATCGCCGGTATTCAGTCTATGGACGGCCTGAGTTTCACGGCGAACTACACGCTGGCCGATTACAAGACCCTGAAAGCAAAAGAGGGCACAGAAGCGGATTATGCCGTGTGGTTTGGCGGCACGGAGACCGGCGGCGCTGTTACCCCCACCGGCTCTGACGGTAAGTTCTCTTTCAAGGGCCAGCTTTCCGTGTATCCCACCGGCGGCGGCGTAAACGAAGTGGTCGGGATGAATATCACCATTGCGCCCACCTCGGTCATCACTTTGGATGACGGCGAGTAAGGAGGAATTATGGCAAAGACAATGACCATCGAGCACAACGATGTGAAATATGTGCTGGAATACACAAGAAAATCTGTGGAAATGATGGAGCGGCAGGGCTTCGAGATCGAGGAATTGCAGCGCAAGCCCATGACCTATCTGCCCGCCCTGTTTGCTGGCGCTTTTTTGGCGCATCACCGCTATGTAAAGCGTGATGTTATCGACAAGATTTACGCCCAGCTGCCCAACAAGGGAGATATGCTGGGCAAGCTGGTGGAAATGTATAGCGAACCCATTGTAGCGCTCATGGATGATCCCGAAGCCGAGGGAAACGCCAGCTGGACGGTGGACTGGTAAGCGAACCGCCGCCCGGTAAAGAGGGGGGCAATACCCCCCTCTACGCTTACACGGAAAAGTTCTATGAGGTTTTTCCTTATTACCTTGCAATAGGCATGACCTACGAGCAGTTCTGGGAAATGGATTGCGAGTTGGTCAAGTACTACCGTAAGGCAGCGAAAATCAAGCAGGACTTGGACAACCAGCAAGCATGGCTACAGGGCGCGTATTTCTATGAAGCCTTGGCGGATGTTTCGCCCATTCTTCATGCGTTCGCAAAGAAGGGCACAAAGCCTATTCCGTATCGAGATTCCCCCTATCAGGTGAGTGAAAGCAGTAATTCTGCGGAGAAAAAGGCGAAAGAGCAGAAGAATGATAGCCGTGCAAAAGCAATCATGGAAATGTTCATGATTGCAAATAACAAGAAATTCGAGCCGGGAGGTGAAAAGCATGGATAATCTTGAAATTCGCGGACTTGAATTTCAAATCAAAGAGAACAGCGACAGTGCCGTTGCGTCTTTGGGGCGGCTTGAAAAAGCGTTGTCCTCCCTAAAGACGGCCACTTCCGGCGGAGCGTCCGGCGTAAGGACTGCTGCAAATCAGATTGCTGCGCTCAATAAAGCGTTGTCTGGGTCCGGTGCAGTTGGGCAAAAACTTAAATCTATCGCTGCCGGGCTAAAGGCCATATCCGATGTTGGAACCGTTAAGATTCCAAAATCGCTTGGGACTAATATGCAATCGCTCGGAACGGCACTATCCGGGATTTCCGATGGTGATATAGACAAACTCTACAATGTCGCAGATGCTTTGCGCCCTCTATCCGAACTGGAAGGCGCGCACATGCGTTCGTACATCAACCAGCTCAGCGCTTTTCCGGATGTTGTGCGCGAACTCCGCGCCGCAGACATTGACGAGTTTTCAAACCAAATGACCCGGCTTGCAAATGCGCTGAGACCGTTTGCCACAGAAATGCAACATGTAGCCGATGGATTTAGCGCCATGCCGTCTCGAATTCAGCGGCTCATAACAACGACAGAGAAGTACAACAACACGGTAAACAAAGGATCCGCCCAAACGAGCCGATTTGGGATTTCCCTCAAAAACATAAAAACGGCAGCGGTTATGGCCGGAATTCGTCAACTGTACGGATCAATTTCTAAAATGATAGTTGCGTCTAATTCCTATCAGGAAGATTTGAACCTGTTTACCGTGGCTATGGGGCAATACGCAGAAGAAGCACAAGAATATGCGGAAAGTGTCTCGAAAGTCGCAGGAATTGATCCGGGCAAATGGATGCGGAATCAGGGCGTATTTAACACTTTGCTGTCCGGCTTTGGCTCTGTCGCAGACCGTTCTTATCTTATGAGTAAGAACCTCACACAGCTCGGCTATGACATTTCTTCGTTCTTCAACATCTCTGTTGAGGAATCTATGCAAAAGCTGCAGTCCGGCATTTCCGGAGAGCTGGAGCCATTAAGACGGCTGGGGTATGATCTGTCGCAAGCCAAACTGGAACAAACCGCATTGACGCTGGGAATCGAGAAGTCTGTTTCTGCCATGACGCAGGCAGAAAAAGCGGAACTGCGCTATTACGCCATTATGACACAAGTTACAGAGGCGCAGGGCGATATGGCCAGAACCTTAGAGTCGCCAGCTAACCAGTTGCGCGTGTTTAAGGCACAGCTTGAGATGACAGCAAGGTCTATCGGTAATATCTTTATTCCTATCCTGATGAAGCTTTTGCCAATCGCTATTGCTATAGTTAACGCAATTCGGAAACTTGCGGACGCTATTGCCAAATTGTTTGGATTTGAGTTGTCGGACATTGATACTTCCGGTGTAAAGAATCTTGCAAGCGGGGCAGAAGACACCGCGGCTGGTCTTGATGATGCCACCAGCGCAGCTAAGGAACTGAAAAAGTCCGTCATGGGCTTTGATGAGCTGAACATTCTGAACGGCAACACCTCGTCCGGGTCTGGTTCTGCTGGCGTGTCCGGCGGCAGCGGATTTGACTTTGAATTGCCGGAATACAACTTCATTGATGGCGAATTAAGCCGACAGGTAGATGAAGTCACGCAGAAGCTCAAAAATGCGCTCCCGTGGATTCTTGCCATTGGCGCCGGATTAGCGGCGTGGAAACTTGGCCCAAAACTCGGCCTTGATTTACAGAAAACCATTGGCTTGGCTGTTGGAATTTTTGGTGCGCTTACGCTGGTGCAAAATATTCTCGATTCAATCGTAAACGGCGTTACAGAGGAAAACATGACCGGCATGATTTTCGGAATGACGCTTGCTGTGACCGGGCTATATGTTGCACTTGGGCCGGTGGCTGGAGGAATTACAGCCATTGTTTCCGGGCTTGCTGTTTTGGCCGTTGCGTTTACTGATGCGGAGAAAAACGGATGGAATTTCCAGAACCAAATGCTTGCTATTGCAGGGATTCTTGCGGCAGGTGTCGGGATCGGTATACTGATTGGGTCTTGGATTCCTTTGCTAATTGGGATGATTGCATCCCTGCTTCTTAGCATTACTACGGCGACCGGGCACGGGCAGGAACTTATCGAAGGAGTCAAAGAAACGCTAAAGGGATTTATTGATTTCTTTGCGGGAATTTTTACTGGAGATATAGAAAGAGCTACGAATGGAATCGCTGGGATCTTTAACGGTCTTGGGAAAGCGATTGGTGCTGTAATTGACGGTATAAGAGATTGGTTTAACGGATTGTTGGATTGGATTGACCAGAAAACAAACGGAAAGTTGAAGCCGCTTATTACCGGAATCAAGGCTATTGTAACCGCCGTTTTTGACAACATCAAGCAAACCGTCGGGAATGTAATCAACGAAATTAAGACAATTTTTTCCGGGCTAATCAAGTTTATCTCCGGCGTTTTCTCTATGGATTTTGACAAGGCGTGGGAAGGAATTAAGGACATTTTCAAGGGTGTATGGAACACCATAATCGATCTGCTTAACGGCGCAATCAATATCATCATCAGAGGACTGAACTGGCTCATTAAGCAGATGAATAAAATCAGTTTTGATGTTCCTTCGTGGGTACCGGCCATTGGCGGGAAGTCTATCGGTGTGAACATTTCCTATATCAGTGAGAATGTGCTTCCGCATCTTGCAAAAGGTGCAGTTATTCCGGCAAATGATGAATTTCTTGCTGTGCTTGGCGATCAGACCCACGGGAACAACATCGAAGCGCCGGAAGGCCTTATTCGTAAAATTGTCCGGGAGGAATCCGGCGGTTCCAGCGAAATTCACGTCACTATCGTTCTCGATAGTGTAACTGGGAAGAAATTGTTTGATACGGTGGTAAGGGAGAACAACGCCGTTGTCCGTGCAACTGGGGCAAGCCCTCTTGTTATGTAAGGAGGTCAAATGGCAATTTTAACCATCACAAAGGCAGACGGGACGATTGTCCCGCTGCCTGACCCCAGCGAATATTCGTGGGGTCTACAAGATGTTGATGCAGACGGAACGGGGCGAAACCAAAGCGGAGATTTGTTCCGTGACCGTGTGGCAAGCAAGCGAAAGCTAACTCTATCGTGGCCACCCATGAAAGCCGCTCCTATGTCTACGCTGCTACAAGCGGTTGATGATGTGTTTTTCGATGTAAGTTATCCAGATGCCATGACCGGAACCACAAGGAAAATGACCGCTTATGTTGGAGATAGAACGGCTCCAATGTATAGCCTTATTGATGGTGCATATCAATGGAATGGGCTATCTATGAACTTCATCGAGAGGTGAGCCATGCACACTGTAACAGACGCATTTCATGCTGCGTGTTCTGCGCCGGGGCGTGAAATTACCAGCAAAATCAACTTCAATGGAACAGCAGACCTTCCCGCATCGGAGATACAGGAGATCGTTGTAACGGAGCAGTTTGGCTCGTCGGACGGCGTGACCATCGGTGCGGCGTTTTCTTCCAGTTGCAAGGTGACGATGTACAAGCAGGACAATCTCCCGCTGAACGGTGCATTTTTTATTCCATCTGTTGGAATCATGGTGGGCGGCGAAGCCCAGTATGTCCAAAAGGGCAAATATTACATCCCCACGGACGGCGTAGAAGAAAGCGGGAAGTTGTGGGTAACTATCACCGGATATGACCGCATGGCCAGTCTGACGGATGATTATGTGCCTACCATTGATTTCCCCGCCACTCCTGTGCAGATTCTCACAGATGTGTGTACGCAAGGAAATGTCACTGCTCCCTCTGTAGCTTTGCCGGATATTCAAATTGCTGCCCCCTACACAGGGTCACTGCGCCAGCAACTCGGATGGCTGGCGGGGCTGATCGGATGCAATGCAAAATTTGGTTCCGACGGCGAACTAAAATTCTGCTGGTACTCTGATAGTATTTCTGTTGGGCCGGAGGTGCAGTATCAGGGAGGACTTAGCAAATCCGCAGATTCCCCGTTTACCATACAAAGCCTTGTCACGGGAACGGAAGAAAACCCCATCACGGTCGGGACGGGTGTTGGAATTTCGGCTACAAACCCGTATATTACCGAAGCTGTGGCGGCTACTGTTTTTGAGAAAATTGGGAACAAGGCAATGATGCCGTGTAAGGTGCAATGGCGGGGAGACCCCTCTACGGAAGCAGGTGACATATTGCACGTTACAGATGTGACCGGCCCAGCCAGCACATTCCCCGTGTACATTATGGAACAGGAACTGCGCATAAAGGGCGGAATGGTGGCGAATACGACTTGCTATGCGCCGCAGGACAAGCAGTATGTCGTGGAAAGCCCTATTATGCAGCAAGTAAAACGGGAATATTCCGGCCTTGCCAAAGCCATGCAGGATGCCACCGAAAGAATCATAGGCGCAAAAGGCGGATACTGGGAAGTCACGCTGGATGATGACGGTTTCCCAACTGGGTGGATGGTTCGAGACACGCCCACTATGGAAGATAATACAAGGCTGTGGATTATGAACATCAACGGCCTGGGGTATTCCAAAGACGGCGGGAAAACCATTTCTGGCGTTGCGCTTACGATGGACGGCGCAGTAAACGCAGACACAATTACGGCTGGGCAAATGTCCGCAGAGCGTGTAACGATCAATGGGCAAACGCTTTCTGATTTCATTGATGCAAGCATTGATGAAGATGGACACCCTGTACTTCGCATTGGATCCTCTGCATCGGAGATTGTTTTGAAGGAATACAACGACAAGATTGGGTTTTATGACGCAAGCGGCACGCTGTTAGCGTACTGGAATAACAACAGCTTTGAACTGGTAGAGCTATCGAAGTTCCGCCTCGGCCCGATGTCTATCGTTGTGCAGCCGAATCAATCCATAAGTTTCGTGGGGGTGACGTGATGCCGAGTATCTACGGAAGCAAATCTAAGGGATGGCAGCTACGCCTTGACTATACAGTCAAGAGCCAGAGCATCGAAAATAACACCAGTGCGCTTGATTTAACCTTGTATGTGTATGACGGTACCGGGTACTCACAAAATGAGTCTGCGAACGAAGCGTATTACATTCTGCAAGGTACAAAAACTTGGAATCCGTACAATTATCCATCTACCGGTTGGTATAAACTGGGCGTAAAGTCTATCACTGTTACACATAGTGGCGACGGAACCGGGAAAGTCACGCTTTCCGGCGAATGGGACTGCGGCTTTGATTCGGCCTACACACCAAGGCATTTGACCGTCTCCGGTAGCGTTACACTACCAACAATTCCAAGAGCATCTTCCGTGTCTGCCACAAATGGCACAATGGGCGGTAATGTAGCAATTACCATCACACGGAAAAATTCCGCCTTTACACATAAGTTGTCCTATAACGCCGGAAGCGGGTATGTCTCTATTGCAACTGGTGTAGCCACATCTTACACGTGGGCAAGCCCTGACAGCATGATAGATGCTACCACGAATGCTTCTTCCCGCACGGTGACGATAAAATGCGAGACCTACAACGGAAGCAGCAAGATAGGTGAAAGCACGACAACCTGTGTCCTCACTGTGCCGGAATCCCTCGTTCCATCTTTAAGCGTGGTGCTTTCCGATGCCGCTGGGTATCAGCCGACATATGGATGGGTACAAAACAAGAGCCAGCTAAAAGCCGTTGCCACAACTGGCGGAGTAAGGGGAAGTACCATTGTAGGTACTGTCATGAAAATTGGCAATGAAAATGCCAATCTGAATACAGGGAATCTGCTTACAAAAAGCGGCTCTGTTGTGGTGACGGTAACCACGACAGATTCTCGTGGCAGAAACAAGACGGTTACAAACACTATTACTGTACAGCAGTATGCTGGACCGTCTATTGCAAATCTCACATACGCAAGAGGTTCCTATACAGGCGGCGTGTGGACAGAAAACAATACCGGCGCAGACATTAAGGTGATGTTTGATCTCACCATTTCTCTGAGTAATAACACCGCCAGCATCTCTTTGAAGATCGATGATGAGAATAGGCAAACCCTTTCTGCGCAAAGCTCCGGCTCAAAGGTTGTTTACATCGCCGGTGTCGGAACAGATACGACCAGAAAACTGGCGGTAGTCGCCACGGACGCTTTTTCAAGCAGTTTTACCAAAGAAATGGATGTGGCGACAGTTGAAGTCCCGTTAAATATCAACTTCAACTTGCCGGGAGCGTGTTTTGGCGGGGTAGCCGAAAAAGGGAAAACGGTGCAATTCAAGTGGCCTATCTACGCCGAAAATACCGTGGAGCTGAACGGGGAATTGATTTTATCTGATTCCGCAGCGGGGAAACTTCGGCAAGCGATGGGCATCCAAGACTACATCATTGAGCAAGGCGTAAGTGGCAACTGGACGTACCGGAAGTACGCATCCGGGTATGCGGACTTGTGGTGGCGTGGTACAGTGACGCCAACCAGCTACACTACATTTGGTAGCGCCGCATACACAAATACGATTTCCCTGTCAATGCCCTTCGGGGTGACGGGGAACGTGGTAATCACCGGCAGTGCGTCTGATCTGCACACAATCTGCAATACGGATTGGAGCTATGCTTCAAAAACCTTGTCCTTCCGCATGGCCCGTGGTGCATCAATGACACCAACAAATGAAACCGTATCGCTGCGGGTGACTGGCAAGTGGAAAGCATAAAACATATAAGGAGATACCGCATGACAGAAACTATCATTGTTGCACTTATCACCGGCGGCCTGTCGCTGCTGGGGGTAATCATCACCAGCAACAAGACCACCCGTGATGTGCAGGCCAAGCTGGACACGCAGCAGGCCGTCACCGACACCAAACTGGACGAGCTGACACGGGAAGTTCGGGAGCATAACAACTTCGCCCGGCGCGTTCCGGTGCTGGAGGAGCAGATCAAGGTCGCCAATCACAGGATAGCGGATTTGGAAAGACTGCCCAACCGCTGAGCATCGCAAATCTAAAGTATGAGGAGGGATATGTATGTATCGAGGTACAACCCCCACGCTGACATTCCGCCTGCCCATCGACACGGAAAGCATCACGGTGCTGTCCTTGGCCGTAGCGCAGGCCGGACAGGTTAAAATCGAAAAAGCATTGTCGGATGTACAGCTGGACGGGAATGTTGTCTCATGCACACTGACGGAAGCCGAGACCCTGTCGCTTACTGCCGGGAGAGGCATTGACGCAAAGATACAGCTCCGGGTGGGCGTAGGCGGTCAGCGCATGGCATCTCAGGTATTTGAAGTGCCTGTGGAGCGTATTCTCCGGGATGGTGCGCTATGATCGAGTTTGCGGTAACTTTTTCTCCCGGCGCTGACCTGGAGGTCAACATGGGTCAGGTGATGGAGGTGTATGCCACCGAGGAGCGGACGGTGGAGCTGTCTATGCCCTCCGGCAATCAGGTCATCCTGCCCACCAGCCGCAAAGGCATGCGTAAGGTGACGATCCAAAAACCGGGCACTATGCTGCCTGAGAACATCAAGAAGGATGTGGTGATCGGCGGCGTGACCGGCGCCCTTGAGGCACCTCCGACAGGCCCTTATATAGAGTATACGTCCCTCGGCAGTTCTGGTAGAGTGTTTACTGCTAAATTTCGAGGAACCATTGTTCCAGAGTATGCATTCGCTTATTTGTCAGAATTGACACAAGTAGATATGCCAGACAATGTAATTGCAATTAGTGATAATGGTTTTTATCGCTGCCCAAAGCTATCATTGACAAGTCTCCCACCCGGAATTACCTCACTCGGAGATTTTGCATTCTCTGATTGTTCAAAGCTAGCGTTAACAAGCCTCCCTTCTGGAATCACCTCAATAGGAGACCAGGCATTTAGGGATTGCTTTAGTCTCGCATTGACAGGTCTTCCTTCTAGAATTACCTCAATCGGAGATTACACATTTAGGAATTGTTCAAAGATGGTACTAACAAGTCTCCCTTCTGGGATTACTTCAATCGGAGATTTTGCGTTTCTAAATTGTTACCAACTATCATTGACGGCCCTACCCTCTGGACTTACCTCAATCGGACAGTATGCATTCAACAATTGCCCAAGGCTCGCATTGACAAGTCTCCCTTCTGGGATCACTTCATTACCAACAGCCGCATTTCAGTACTGCCCAAAGCTCGCATTGACGACCTTCCCGTCTGGAATGACCTCGATTGGAGCTTATGCATTTAGGCAGGGTACAGGTCTCGCATCAATAACCCTTCCCCCCGCACTCACTACAATCGGAGATTTTGCATTTGCCAACTGTACTGGGTTAGAAACGGTCAAATTTACGAGCACGGTATCCTCAATCCCAAATGGAGTATTTTCCGGATGCCCAAAACTGTCTACCATTTATGTCCCGTGGTCGCAGGGGCAAGTAGCAAATGCTCCTTGGGGTGCGAGCAATGCCACTATCATTTACGATTACACCGAGAATTAAAAAAGGGAAGGAGACGGCAGTGAATGTACAATACCGACTAAACCGATAAACAAAGACTTGTCAACATTTTTTTGTGTGCCCGATTCGGGCACGGAAAGGAGCAATTATGGAAACTTTTGGCATCGCAAGCGTGGCGGTCATCACCGTCATCACCTACCTCGTGGGGCTGGTGGGCAAGGCCAGCAGCATGAACGACAAGTGGATCCCCATCCTGTGCGGGGTCTGCGGCGGTCTGCTGGGGGCTGTCAGCTACTATCTGGCACCCATCCCGGACTTTCCGGCTGGTGATCCCATCACCGCCATTGCCGTGGGTATTGTCAGCGGTCTGGCGGCCACCGGCATCAATCAGGCTGTCAAGCAGCTGAGCAAGGGGGAGTGAGATATGGGTAAGCGCATCACTGACGCATATCCCATCGCCAAGGCGGGCGGCATCCCCATCAACACCAGCATCCCGGCCAGCAAGGAGACCTATGACCGGCTGGGCGGGCGGGACGTGTCCTTTGTGGTGCTGCACTACACGGGCAACGTCAGCGACACCGCCGAGGCCAACTGCAAGTATTTTGCAGGCGGCGACCGGGAGGCCAGCGCACACTACTTCGTGGATGAGGACAGTATTTACCAGTCCGTACCGGCCTGTGACCGGGCGTGGGCGGTAGGCTCTCCCGCTCCGGTACATCCCCTCTGCCGCAACACCAACAGTATCTCCATCGAGATGTGCTGCTCCGGGAACTACCATGTTTCCGAGCGCACCAAGGCCAACGCTGCGGCACTGACGGCGGAGCTGTGCAAGCTGCTGGGCATCTCCGGCGTGGACACCTACGTCCTGCGGCACTACGACGTGACCGGGAAGTCCTGCCCCCGGCAGATGGCAGGCAAAAACAATGCGGAGTGGGAGGCGTTCAAGGCCAGCGTCAAGGCGCTGCTGAACGAGCAGCCCAAACCCGCACCTACACCGACAACTAAGGAGGAGACGATCAACATGGAACTGCGTATGCTGCGCCGTGGCATGGAGGGCAATGATGTCCGGGCCGCCATGCTGCTGATGAAGGACAAGGGCTATTACCCGGATGAAATCTGGAGCGGTGACAAGCTGTTCGGCCCCAAGATGGAGGCCGGTCTGCGCCGGATGCAGGCTGACCACGACCTCGGCGTGGATGGCATCCTCGGTGCCGCCAGCTGGGGCTATCTGCTGGGGAAGTAACCACACCACATGGACGGCGGAGGGCGACCATGCGCCGCACCCTCCGCCCACGCATTGCGTCCGCACGTCCACGGCTATTGTTTTGCCGATGGATAACAACCATAAGGCCATAAGGAAGCTCTTATCAAATCTGCCGCCGAAACGTGCTATCGCCATCGTGAAATCGGTTTTACTCCCGGAGATTGAGGAAATGATCGTCATAGATTGCGATGTGCGCCGGAAAAGCTGTGTGCAGGTATCTATAGAGCGTAATATGTCCGTAGATACTGTCAAGCGGTATAGGTGTAGAGCATACCACAAAATTGCACAGGAGCTATTTAACCCCCTGCCTTAATTGGCAGGGGGCTTTTTGCACTTTTCTGACACTTTTTAGGCACTTTCAGGTGCCTGTTTTTTTGTATCATAAAGGCAGAAAGAAGGTGGCAAAATGTACGACCGGCTTATCGCCTGCGGCTACACGGAGCAAATGGCAACGGATATCTTGAAACTATTCCCTGACCCGGAAGAATTGCGGATATATGTATATTTTGCCGAACTGTTCCGTGAAGAAAGGACGGTATGTTGATGTCATTTAATCCTTACTACCAAAATCCGTATCAGCCGATGGGGTATAACGGGCAATACGGCAATTATGCCCCGCAGAACGCCGCAGGAGCGCCGCAAGCGTTCGGGTGTCAAATTACAAGGGTAAATGGGAGAAACGGCGCAGATGCGTTCAGAATGGCCCCCAACAGCTCTATTCTGCTGATGGATGAGAACGACCCCATTGTGTGGATGAAGCAGACAGACGGAGCTGGGTATGCAACGGTAACGCCTTACACAGTTTCTCCGTATCAGGCCGCACCTCCTGTGGATGTAAGTAGTCTGGAAGAGCGCGTAAAGAGATTGGAGGACACGATCAATGGCAAATCCAATGATGCAAATGCTGATGGGAAGCGGAAGCCGAAAGCCGAATAATCCCCTTGCGATGGTGGCAGAGTTCCGAAAATTTGCAGCGAACATGACCCCGCAAAAGGCGCAGCAGGAAATCGAGCGGTTACTAACTTCCGGGCAAATGAGCAAAGAGCAGTTTGCTGATTTGCAGAAACAAGCAAAGGACTTTGTGCAATTCCTGAAATAGGCCGGGTCGACACGGTTTATTTATAAAAAATTATGAAAGGAGTTTCCCACATGGAGAACGGTATGTCCCTTAGCGATATCGCCGCTGTGACACGGGGAGCGAATGACGAGAACGGCTGGGGTTCTGGCTGGTTCCTTATCGTGGTTCTGTTCCTGTTCATGTTCGGCTTTGGCGGAAATGGCTGGAATCGTCAGGGTGAGTTCGGGGAGTATGCCACCGCCGCCAGCCAGCAGGAGATTCTGTTTGGCCAGCAGTTTGGACAGATCAACGACCGCCTGACCAACATCGGAAACGGCATCTGCAATCTTGGCTACGAGATGCAGGGCAACATTGGCCAGCTCGGCAAGGAGATGGCTCTGGCGCAGAACGGCACCAACATGGCCATCATGCAGACCGGCAACAGCATCCAGAGCCAGATGGCGCAGTGCTGCTGCGAAACCCAGCGGGCGATTGACGGCGTAAACGCCAACATCGAAGCCAAGTTTGCGGCTCTGGAGAAGTCCCAGCTTGAGCAGCGCATTGCGGAGCAGTCTGCCCGCATTGCCAGCCTTGAGATGGATAACCGGATGTATGGCGTAGTCCGCTATCCCAACGGCTACACCTACAATGCCGGTAATTCCCCCTTCTGCGGCTGCAATAGCTGCTGCGGCGCAAACATCTGACAAAAGCGAAAGGCCCCTCTTGGCCGGGTTATGGGCGGGGCTGGTGTCCCGCCCTCTTTATTTTGAAAGGAGATTTTATAATGTCTTGCAAATCTGCGATTTACACTGCTATGCAGACCCCCACGGAGGTTGCCGTAAACGGCGTCATCCCCCTGGGCAGTCTTATCCGCCGCTACGGCTGCGATATTTCCCTGAACGGGAATGCCGTCAACATCATTGGCAAGGGCTATTATGATGTTGATGTGTCCGTTACCGTTGCCCCCACGGCTGCTGGGACGGTTACCGCAACGCTTATCAAGGACGGCGTTGTTGTCCCCGGCGCAACAGCTTCCGCAAACGCTGCGGCTGGCGCACCTGTTGCGCTGGCATTTCCCGCCCTTGTCCGGCAGGCGTGTTGTGCGTCCGGCTCTGCCCTGTCTTTGGTGCTGACCGATGCGGCATCCACCGTCAGCAATGTTGCCCTTCGGGTACAGCGCATCTGACGGAGGTGCGGGATGAAAGTTATTGAAAAATTAGAAAATTTTATCGATAGCGAAATCCACGATGCAGAAGTATATGCAAAGTGCGCCCTCAAGTACAAGGAATCCGACCCCACGCTTGCGAAACTGTTTTACGATTTGTCCACGGAAGAAATGCGACACATGGATTTGCTGCACGGAGAAGTTGTTCGCCAGATCGAGCAGTATCGCAAGACGAAGGGCGAACCGCCTGTGGCCATGCAGGCTATCTATGATTATCTGCACGAGAAGCAAATCGACAAGGCCAAGGATGTAAAGAGTTGCCAAAGCATGTATCGTAACGGCTGATTGCTGGGTAAAATTTGTAGCCCATAATGTAGCCCACGCAGAGCAATTTACTACAACTTGGCACAATTTTGCGCAACGCTTCACCCTACAAGTAGCCCGTATAGGGCGATAAAAAATCCCCGGAAACCCTTGATTTACAAGGATTTCCGGGGATTTGGCGCGGAAGGAGGGATTTGAACCCTCGCGCCGCTTTTGACGGCCTACTCCCTTAGCAGGGTAAATCAAACCCGCTATAAATCAATGGTTTGCGGAGATTTTGTAGCCCATTTGTAGCCCACAAAAAGGACTTATTTTTCGAGCTGATTTACTCCCCTGTGCGCCGCTTCCGTAGACACATGAATGTATCTTTGAGTGGACGCAAGCTTGGAGTGACGCATGATCTGCTGGACGACCGGCAACTCCACGCCTTTCTTTACAGCTTCTGTTGCTGTGGTGTGGCGGCAGGAGTAAGGAGGCAAATCCCGGATTCCGAGTTTCTTGGTGGTAGCATGGTATTCATCATAGAATTTGTTTTCATAGCCGCCATACAGTAGGTGTGTTTCCGGTGATGCAGATTCTGCCAATCGCTGTATCACTGGGGACATAAAAACCGGGAACACAATGGGGGTGTCTTTCCGCTTTTTTGTTTTCCGTCCGCATCCGTATATTTCGTGCTTTCCGTAGTCGATCATGTCGGATTTACAGGCGAATAATTCTCCAGGCATCATGGATGTGTAAATCATTAGGAGCATATAACCCACAAACAGTTCCCCATTGTCCCACGCTTCCCACATGGAATTTACTTCCTGCTCTGTAAACGGTTCTGGTTCTTTTTCCACCAGCTCCGGCAGAACAATAAAACGGGACAGATTTACTGTCACTGTGCCATTTCCACCGTTGCTGGCCATCGCCCTTTTGTATAGGTGTGACAGCAAGGATTTCATGTCACGGGCCGTGTAGTAGGATGTGGCTTGTTCGTTGACAACGGCCTGTAAATCATCTATGGAAAGTGTATCGATTTTCCGTGATATAATAGGCTCAAGGCGCTCCCGTGCCTTTTTGTAGCCTGCCTGCTTATCTGTGGAGAGCTTTTGCATATCGTTTTCGCTCCAGCCTTGCCACAGGGTTAAAAGCGTAGGAGATGCTTTTTGACCCTCTCCCGGCAGCTGGGCCGCCGCCCATTTCAGGGCTTCTGTTTTTGTCTGGAAGCCGCCCTTTGTGGGCCGTTTGCGAATGAGCCTATGGCTACCATCCGCTTCCTGCGCTGTGTAGGAATATCCAGCTGCACGGGCTGTCCATGTCTTTCCTCTTTTGTAGGCATTTCCTGCACCGTTTGGTCGTGACCGGCCTTTTCTCTTTTCAGCCACCTGTTTTTTGCCGCACGCATGGCAGTACACCGCCCCCGGCATAAGCTCAGCGCCGCATTTAATACAATTTGCCATTGTGTTACTCCTTTGATAGGCGTACAACCGTAATCATGGCCGCAATCGTTACTGCGCTCCCGGCCAGCAGTACGGCGATAAGCACCCACGCAAACACGCTTGAACCCCCGCCGATAATCATTCCCGTTGTTTTTGCGCGGAAATCAAGAAACACATATACGGCCAACAAGAGCATTACAATTATAAGCGCGGATATTGTGATATAAATTACCCTTTGCTGCGACTTGATGCGCTTGTGCTGCAAGTCTATGGTTTTCTTCATGCTCTCTACATTGCCCTCTAATTTGGCAGCTTTTATCTCCGATTCCCTGCTTTGTTTTAACTCCTCCAGCTGTTTTTCTGCGGGGACATTTTCGACGATGCCAAAATACCGATCCAGCGACACGCCCAAAACGGCGCAAATGTCACCGGCGTTATACACGCTTGGGGCTTTGGATGCCGATGCAAAATAGTTGTTGATGGTAGAAATAGAAATCCCCGTTTCGTCTGCCAGCTGCTGCGTGGTAATCCCTTGCCTTACCTTTGCTTCTTTGCAAATTTCTCTCAGCGTTTTCATACTTCTTTCCCCTTATTGGGCATAATCTACCCTTTTATTTCCGTGCAAATATTGTAAAAATCCCTTTTGGGGATTGCACTGCCCGATTTGTTTTTGATATGGTGGCGATGCAAACGATAAGCCGATAGGTGATTCGTGGGCAAAGCCCACCCTGTCCGGTGCGGGGGCGGGGTGGGCAAATCGAACAAATTTTCTAATTTTTTTATTTTTGTTGCACGAAACAGGGCAACAAACCCACCTCTGGCGTGTATAGGTGAAAAGACTTAATGCGGAGGAATAGAACGAATGTTTGCAATCGAAAAGAAATATGGTATAATTAGAAAAGAGCATCCTGCGCACGCCAAAGCGGATTTCCTGTCCGCACTGCGTACACTGACAGAAGAAGAACAAATCGAACTATGGAAGGAGCTTGAACAAAATGGAATTATCAAACGCAAAAGTCCTGATTGCATCTGACGGCGAGAAGACATTCGTCCTCGTAAATGGAACACCGCTTATCGGAGATAAGATTGACTTCAAATCTGATATGTGCGGTGTCCGGCTCAGTGTGTCTAACGCCCTGCTTACACCTAACCTGTACAAAGCCAGTGACTTTGCCGCATTTGTGAAAAACAAGTTAGGTTATGATCTGTCCGTCATGTAAATCCCACATGAGGACGGTTTCCTGGTCTTGCTTATCCATGTAGGCAATGCCCACATCCGTCAGGACAACACCACCAAAACGAGAATACTCGGCATATCCGGCAGCACAAATCTCCTGTAACCCATCCTTTATTGCTTCTGGAATCGGCATGAAGAATGTGGAGTTTTGCTTCGACTGCCCGTATGCCCGGCGCTGGCAGTAATGCGTGTAGAGAGTTGCCAGCGCCTTTTTTGCGCTTCTTGTCAGCTCAACGCCCATCGCTGCGCCTCCTCTGCTGAATCTCTACAAGCTTCTGCATGGCCTCAAGAATCTGGTCATCCGTCCAGTTTTCAGCCTGTTCTTCCCAATCCTTCATAGTCGGCACGAATCCCTCGGCATTTATGCCGGGGGCTTTTTTTATGCTTGGATCATCCGTTTCTGCCAAAAACAAATCCGGTAAAACGCCGAAATAATCCGCAATTTTCTTTATCGTTGTTGGCCTTGGAATCGCCCCGCCTTTCCACGAAGTAACAGACCCAGATGACAGGGCGAGTTCTTTTGCAACTGCATTGGGCGATACTCCACGCTTTGCGCATAGGCCGACAAAGACTGACCAAAACATAAAAAAATACTCCTGAAAATTGTGAGATTATCCAAAAGTGAGAAAAATGAGATTTCACTATTTACAAAATGAGAATTATGAGGTATCTTTATATCAGCCCCACCGAAAAATGGTACAAAAACACCAGCCCCCACGAAAGCGGCTTTTAACAATTTCTTTTGGCGAAGGTATTGTACCGCAGTTTTTGCGGGGTGTCAAGTGTGAAACCTCATGAATATGAGTTTTCGGTGGGCGTTGACTGCGGCGGGGATAGAAAAACCGCCTGCGGGCTGTTTCCGCAGACGGTATTCCCCCAAATTTGTCCACCAGAACACCCTTGCAACCTTCCGCACTGTCGGCGTGAGTTTGATACCTGCTTCACTGCATGACCCGACAGTTGCAAGCTGCGTTTTTTTACACGCTTCACTGCGTGGACGCTTGCCGGTTCTACGAGAGGTACACGATGAAACAGCCGTGCTTCTTTGGGAGTGCCGCTCACTTTTGCGGGATGGGTTCCGCAAAGCCCATTTGCATCACGCCGTGTCCCCACGGTCTGGAACGGGCAAGGTCAAAAGTTTGGTCAAAAGGCCACCTCCTTTGATTTTGCCACACGGGCTATCAGAAGAGTACCACATTTCCCCGCCGCAGTCAATGAAATCTCACATATAAGGAGGGAATGCAATTTGACATTGAGAGAAATGCGGGATAGAGCAAATCTTTCCTGCGTGCAGGTCGGCAAGAAACTGTTTGTTGACCAGTCCTGCGTAAGGCACTGGGAATACGGCGACTGGGCACCGGCACGGAAATACTACAAGAAGATGGCGAAGCTGTACGGTGTGTCGGAGGAAGAGATCAAGGCCGCTGCGGACGCTATCCGGGCGGCGAACCGAGGTGAGAAGCGTGACAATCAATGATGTACGGAAGTCGGATAAGCTGTATCTGACCCCGGCAGAGGTTGCGGAGCTGCTGAATTGTGACCCGCAAGCGATACGGGACGCAGCGAGGCACAACCCCGAACAGCTTGGATTCCCGACAATGCGGGTTGGCAACAGGACGAAAATCCCCCGGATGCCGTTTCTGCGGTGGCTGGGGATAGAGGAGGAGTAAACATGACCAACCAAGAATACAGGGCGCTGGAGGATGCTTTTCTGGCACGGCACGATGCGCTGTGCGAAGAGAAGAGCCCGCTGGAGTGCGATTGTCCGGCCTGCCCCTGCAAGGGTATGTGCGATGCGCTTTGCGCTGCGGAGGTGAATTGATGGACGGGTACACATTGACGCTGGTCATCATCGGAGCCGCAACGGTGAGTTATTGGCTCATGCGGCTGGTGGACAAACTGGACGGGAAGTAACACAAACGGAGGGAAAGACGATGAGAGCGTGCAAGGGCTTTGACAAGGACCTGAAATGCAGAGGATTCCAGTACGAGGTGGGAAAAGAGTACGAGGAGGCAAACGCCGCCCTTTGCAAAAAGGGATTCCACGCCTGCGAGAACCCGCTGGACACGTTCCGGTACTATAGACCGACAGATAGCCGGTACTGCGAGGTTGATGTGGACGACAACGGCGAACGCAACAGCACTGACAGTAAGGTTTGCGGCAAACATATTAAGATTAGCGCAGAGATCGGGCTGAAAGGCGTTATCAACGCCGGTGTGCGGTTTGTGTTTGACAAGTGCGAGAGCGCAACCGAGGAAAACGCATCCGGTTGGAGTGGCAACGCCGCCGCATCGGGTGAGAGGGGCAACGCCAGATCGGAAGAG